TTTTTTATAAAACACAAGTGGTTCGTTTTCATTACGACCTGTTTGTTTTTTCCCATCTCTTATTGTAGTTTGCATTGATAAAATTTGCTCATCACTTAGAGTATTATTCTCAAACCACTTCTTGTAAATAACATCACTAACTATTTCCCTAACTGCTTGTATAGTTTCATAACTAACTTCTTCAACAACATCAGCGCTATCAACTTGAACTGCAGTAATTTCAGATATTAAACTTTGAATAATTATTTCCTCTGGCACCATCTCATGACCTATACCAAGAATGCCTTCACCAATCATAGCAGTCCCATCTTCATGTAGGTGGTATACACCCACATATGGATTAAGTAAATTTGGTAGAAGATAGTCTGAGTTAGGATCAGCAAAATACCAACTATCCCCTTCGGTAGCAATTAACCCAACTTCAACTATTGGGTTTGTTACTTCTTCCTCTACCTCTTCTACTTCCTCTACCTCTTCTACTTCCTCTACCACTTCTTCTATTATCTGAGAGACATCTATGCTAAAATTAAGCACATCACCATAGTTAGTACCAGAAACTTCCCTATTTAAATTTATTACACCATTACTTAAATTAACAGATGATATCGTGAAGTTTTGTTGATTGCCCATATCTGATGGGTTTGATATAGTAACAACCATATCAGAAGTAACTTCTCGTAATAAACTTTCATTATTAGCAGTGCCTGATATATACATCCACATCGATGAATCATCATTAATCATTCTAATGTTACCAGTTAATATGGTTGTATCTTCTGTAACATCTTCCTCTACTTTATTTTCAATCGTTTGTGATACATCTAGTTCAAAATTAAGTATGTCACCAAAATTGGCACCAGAAACTCCTATATCTAAAGTTACTAAACCCCTAGACAAATCAACTTGTTGTAAAATTTTATCTACAAAAAAACCTCGTCCATCAGACAATGTAACTACCATACCCTCTTCAACCTCTGTTAATAATTCACTTCTATTAAACTCAATAACTCTCCATACCCTATTATCACTACTTGTCATTTCAACTCTACCAGTTAATATGGTGTCTGTATCTTGCTGTTCAGTAGTCATCAATTGTTCACTAGCTGTACTTTCTGTTTCACTTTGTTGAGTGGTTGTAGTCTGTCTAGAAGTTTGTTGAGTAGTTGTTTGTTGACTAGTTCTTTGTGTAGTCGTGGTTTGTTGACCACTTGTAGTTTGTTGACCAGTTCTTTGTGTAGTCGTGGTTTGTTGACCAGTTGTCTGTGTAGTCGTAGTCTGTTGTGGATCAATAGGATCTAAAGGTCTATCAGTTTGCTGAGGAGTTGTTATTTGCTGTCTATCATGATAAGACATATTAAGTCCTCAATATAAATTCAAAATCGTTGTCGTATATTATCTCCTGACCATCATTATGATTGACCTTTATTAGTATCTTATAAGCACGGTTAGGTTCAAAAGCATTTAGGTCTTGTTTAAAATAGTTAGAAGTTGTATCACAACTCATTGTTGTGTAAGCACTAAATGGAACAACAGACTCATTCGTTGCCATATCAATGATAGAGTAAGCACCTTTTCCATGTGGTATGAAGCTACCACTTACAGTTTGAACTGATGTAGAAAAACTTTTCTGTATATATCTCTTTCTAGCGCCAAACCTAAACTTAACAGTTTCTTTTTCTTTATACGCTTCTCTAAAATGTATTGGATAAAGATAATTTTCACTATTGCCACTAACATCTAGTTCAGTTAAACTGCCTGTATTTGAACCAGTTGCTGGTAGATGGTCATCCCATTTTAATTCTATTTTTGGTGAGTATATCGTATTAGTTTGTCTTGAGAAAAATTTTAAATCTTCAAAACTACCAGTCGATATTTCTCTACTACCAGAAAGTCTAATTAATAAACCATAATTATTGTTTTCACCACTAAACCACTTTTTAGCAACAGAAGTTATATCCATATTTATATCAGGTGATTCGGATGAAAATAATTGTGTAACTTCATCTTCTGATATGTAAGTTCCACCAGCATCTTCCCAAGTGACTTCAGCTCCGCCTTGTGGAAACGATCTGTTTTCCCAACTACAACCATCTGTTGTTTTAGGAACATCAGCCTCTTTACCCACTCCTTCACTCCAAGATTCACTTATAGGATAAGCAGCAATTGTGTACTCTTCACTTAAACCACTTGTACCTTCGGTTTCATAAAGTCTTAAATTTAGTTTATAATCACTTGGTAAAACAGATGAACTAATATAAGTTTCAATTTCTTCAGCATCAAACTGTAATAAAACACGAGTTGGATAATGAAATGTTCTATCAAAAAATACTTTTTTTAATTCAAGAACTTCATCTTGTCCTGTATTTTTATCTTTAAAATCTTCACCCGTAATTTGATTTGAACCACTACTGATAAAGGAGTCTTTGGTTGTAAAAAAATATTTATGCATTATATCACTTTCCCATAAATGTCGTTATTAGGGTTTCTTAATTCAAATACAGCAGGAGTAACTGATGGTCTATATATTCCATTCTCTAAAGCGTTTTCAAAATTATATTGAAATCCATAGTCTATATTTCCATCAGAAACAATATCACCATCACCTTGATAATAGTAAAGTTTTCTGCCAGTGGCATATTCATCATTTCCATCTTGGAATAACTTAAGTTCCTGTATTCCTATTACACCATCTAAACTTAAAATGTTATATTGTAAATCATTCATATTAATTGATTGTTTAAATTGCATCTTTTCTACTTTGAAAAAATCTTTTATAACATCAATAACATTTAATTTAACTTGAGTTGCATTAAATCGTCTATCAGCTGAAACTATAAATCTAACTCCAAAATTAATAAAGTAACCAGAAAATAAAGTATCATTTGCCGTAAATCCAAAATCAACGATGTCGTTAATCATTCTAAATTGATTTAAATAAGTGGCTACATTTTGTAATATAAGTTGTGGAGTTTGCACTAATTTTTTACCTTGATTGTAAGAAAGAGTAGAAACAAAAAGTGTACCACCATCTAATCTTTCAACATAAGCTTTAGCAATACTACCAAATTTAGTGGGTAAACTTTGTATTCGTGCCGTATAGTCTTCTTTAGTTACACAACGAAGTTGAGAAGCAAAAAAAGCACTGGCATTATTTCTTATCTCCTCTACTGTTTGTCCATCAGTACCACCTATACTTGGTTCATCATTTGTTACTGTTAAATCTACACCACTTGGGCTATTATTAACAGTTGTAAGTTCACCTGACTGAACATTGGTTTCAGATCCGCCTCCTCCTCGATAAGTAAATGTTAAAATAGTGTTTGATGGAGTCTCTCCTAAATTTAAATTATTACCAACAGTAAGACCTATAGAACCTGGTATATCAGAAAGATTAGTTCCATTTATAGTTACACCAGCTTGTTCTACGGGATCTACATTTGAACCAGAATTACTAAATCTAAATAATCCATTACCAAACTGAAATTTATATGTTTGAGTATCTTCATCAAACTTAGTGGTAAACTTTTTATTTGTCTTTACATATTCAGCAACATAAGGTATTGGTATGGATGAAACATCATCACTAGCTTTTCCTTGACTGTAAGAAGTATCTCTTGTATTATCATTAGTGTAGTGTGTTTCTTTTAATACTTTTTCTTGTGCTAGGTAATCAACCTCATACCATTTTTGACCTGAGGCATCTACACAGTCTATGACTTCAATTAAATCATCTTCTCCTAAGTCTAACTCTAAAAATTTTGTTGGACTTTCTACTGTAAAAGATTTTGTTTTTGTTTTACCAGATATAGCTCTCACATACCTAGTTAAAACATAAGAAGTGGCCTCTCCATTTTCGTCAAGAATCGGTGAACTTATTTTAGGATCATTAGAGCCACTTGATGTGAAATCTATTTCACTTGTTGTTTCAAAAAGTATCTCAGAGTCAATATTTGAAGCAATTTGTAGTCCACTATCAATAGATAATGGAGCTTCACCGTATAAGGGTTCTCCATTATCACCAGCATTAATTGTTGTCTCTACTTTTAACCTAACAACTGACGGTGTTTTGTTTGGAGTTTTGTAACCAAGAAACTCTGCAAGTCTACGAATATTTCTTTTTTCTGTGGCAGTAGCTAAAATATTTTCTTTGTAATTATAATCAATGTAATAAGAAAGGACATCACCAACATAACTTGATAATTCTATCAACATCATACCTGGAGATGTTTCATTAAAATCCTTGTATGTATCAGGAAAATAAGATTTAGTATACTCAATTAAATCAGCTTTTATCGTGTTAAAATCTTTACTAGTATAATTAATATTTGTCGGTATTAATTTTTGTTTGTCTGTGTATGCCATTAGTATCTCCTATGTATTAATAACCACCTGCGCTAGGTTTAGACTGACCACCAGTGCCACCACTTACATTACCGCTACTCGAAGCACCACCACTTTCTGCTACTCCTGTTCCACCTGTAGTTAAATCTACTTCAACCGATTCTATATAATTTGGAGCTCTTTTTAA